TGACAGGAGCAACCTTGCGGGCGGTTTATGGAGCAACCTTGCGGGCGGTGACAGGAGCAACCTTGCGGGCGGTTCATGGAGCAACCTTGCGGGCGGTGCTTCCAGCCTGATTGTCGGGCGCAATGTCGAAAAAGCAAAGGGCGGCTTGCATTCCGTCATTGTCCTGACCGAATGGGAATGGAACGATGATGGCGAATATTTTCCCGTTTGTGTCAAGGCTGAAATCGTGGATGGCAAGCGAATTAAAGAAAATGTGTTCTACACGCTGAAAGATGGCGAATTTGTGGAATGCGAGTGACAGAAAGGAAGAATTTATTATGCTGAATCATATTACGCTGATGGGTCGCTTGACCCGTGATGTTGAACTGCGCCGCACTGGTAGCGGCATACCCGTTGCAAGCTTCACCATTGCCGTTGACCGTGACTTTGCTGACAAGCAGACGGGCGAAAAGGAAGTTGACTTCATTGATATTGTTGCATGGAGATCGACCGCCGAATTTGCTTCCAAGTATTTCAGCAAAGGGCGCATGGCTGTTGTTTCCGGGCGGTTGCAGATTCGCAACTGGACGGATAAGGAAGGAAACAAGCGGCGCACTGCTGAAGTGCTTGCCGATAGTGTCTACTTCGGTGATAGCAAGAAGGATGATTCCAACGGACAGCCCCAGAATTATAACAGCGGTGTTGGACATTATGGCGGCAACAATGCCCCGGCTTCCAGTTTTGCAATGACGGAAGATTCGGACAGTCAGTTGCCTTTCTGATGGGGGTGACGATATGACAACCAAAGAACTTATTACAAACTTACATATCTGCGGTGATTTATCTACTGGATGCGCAGGATGCTCTTATGAATCCGAGATTTCCGGGTGCTTGAATAAACTTCTAAAGCAAACCGCTGAACAAACGGAAGCCCTAGCCACCGAACTTGAAGCAGAGCGGTACAGACACGACCGCTTGCAGGATTTTGAAGTTGCAGAAGCGGCAGAACTGGCAAAGGTCAAGGCAGAACGGAATGCCATGCTTGAACAGCTTCGGCTTTTTGGCAGATGCAATGTTTGTAAGCATGAAGCCAAAGGCATAACTGAAGAACCGTGCTGCTCTTGCTTTAGTGGCACTAGAACCGCTGAAGAAGATAAGTGGGAATGGCAAGGGGTGAACCCCAATGCCGATTAACAGCAAGCAGAAGGGCGCACGATTTGAACGGTCACTTGCTTCAAAGTTCCGTGATTATGGCTACGATGCCAGACGCACCGCCCAATATTGCGGTAATACTGGTGATGCTTCCGATGTTGTAGGTCTTCCAGGCCTACACATCGAAGCAAAGCACTGTGAGCAAATGCGCCTTTATGAATGGATGGCGCAAGCCAAACGTGATGCTGAAGCGGCAGGGAAGGGCAGTCTTCCCGCCGTGTTCCACAAGAAAAACAATGCAGCTATCCTTGTCACGATGGAACTTGAAGATTTCATGAATCTATATCGTGAATGGGAAGCAGGATTTGATTTGAAAGGAAGATCGGAATGAGCAAATACACACAAGCTGATAGGGTGTTGGAATACATAGAGAAATTTGGAAGCATTACGCAGCTTGAAGCCCTGAAAGACCTTGGAATTATGCGGCTTGCTTCCAGAATTTCCGACTTGAAGAAACAGGGCTTTCCGATTAAAAGCGAAACCGTAGCCGTTAAGAATCGCTTTGACGAAAACTGCTACATCAAGCGGTATAGTTTGGGCGGTGACAGCTAGTGGCTGATGTTAAGTGGATAAAGATTACTACTAACATGTTCGACAATCGCAAAATCAAACATCTTCGGCGGCTTCCTGATGGAAACAACATCGTTCTTATTTGGGTGATGCTGTTGACAATGGCGGGGCGGTGCAATTCTAGCGGTATGATTTTTCTTACCGAAAACATCCCATACACGCCCAAAATGCTTGCCGATGAATTGGATTTTGAAGAAAACACGGTACAGCTTGCACTAAATGCCCTGGAACAGTTGAACATGATTATCACAGATCAAGGCTTCTTTACTATTGCTGGGTGGGAAGAATACCAGAATGTTGAGGGCATGGACAAAATCAGAGAGCAAAACAGAATCAGAAAGCAAAGGCAACGTAAAAATCAAAAGTTGCTTCCTGATGCGTCACGTGACAGTCACGGGACAGTCACGCAATGTCACGCAACAGATATAGAAGAAGAAAAAGAATTAGAAAGAAAGAAAGATATATATATATCTATCGTTTCGTATCTGAATGAAAAAGCAGGCACCAAGTACAAGCACACTTCAGCGAAAACAAAAACAGCAATCAATGCAAGACTTGCTGAAGGATTCACCGTTGAGGATTTCAAAACTGTCATCAACAAAAAGTGTGCTGAATGGCTTGGTGATGAAAAAATGGAAAAATATCTTCGACCTGAAACGCTGTTCGGCACAAAGTTTGAAGGGTATTTGAACGCAAAACATACTGAAAGGAAAGAAGCCAATGGACAAGATGCAAGACATCCTAGCCAAGCTGCTAAAAAATACGGGAACTACATTTGAGAAGATGACCCCTCTTGAATGGGAACGGGCAAAAGCGGATAGCTTCAACACAAGCTATGGAACCCGTGACAAAGAAGATGGCTACAACTGCGACACCTGCCGCAACAAAGCCATTATTGCAAGAGTGGAAACAAGTGCAGACGGTTTTTTCAGAACCGTCTACACACCTTGCAAGTGCGAAGATACCCGCATTTCCATTATGCGTATGAAGCGAAGCGGCCTGAAAGACATTATCAAGGATTACACCTTTGACAAGTTCGATGCTGTTGAGCCATGGCAAAAAGCTATCAAAACTGCTGCCATGGAATACGCAAAGAAGCCCGAAGGTTGGTTCTTCCTGGGCGGTCAGAGCGGTGCAGGAAAAACGCACCTTTGCACTGCGATCTGCCGTGAGTTTCTTCTTGCTGGCAAGCGTGTCATCTATATGCTGTGGCGGGATGAAATCGTGAAAATCAAAGACGCTGCAAAAGGTGCTTCAGATTTTGACGGTGATGCCAGAGAACTTCACAAGCTGCTTGATAAGTACAAAACTGCTGATGTGCTTTACATAGATGACCTTTTCAAAACTGGTAGGGCGCAAGATAACAGCATGCCGAAGCCCACCGCAGCAGACATCAACTATGCTTTTGAGATCATCAACTATCGGTATAACAACCCTGGATTGCTCACTATCATTTCTAGCGAATTGACGGAAGATGAATTGCTGGATGTTGACGAAGCAATCGGCGGTCGAATCTATGAACGGGCTACATCTTTCACAATCGGAAGAAGTCGTGAGAGGAACTACCGAATCAGAAGGGCGTTGACACTATGAAAAACAGATTGTTAATTCCTTTGATTGCTGCGTTGCTGACTTGTGCTGTTATTGTTGTTGCGGCAATCTTGGCTGTATGTTGGTTGTGTGCTTTGTTGGGGGGTGCGGTGTGATGCCTAAATTGAAACCGTGTCCGTTTTACGGAGAAAGGAAAGACAATGCGTGATTACTTTGAAATGCGAAGAAAAATAGTTGAGTTCATTAACGATAGCGGTATTTCAGCCTATGACATTTGCAGAATCGGAAGAGATTTGTGCTGTTGTCGTACTTGTAAATTCTTTGTTCAACACTATGGCAAGAGTGGCAAGGAAGTGGATTTTGGGCATTGCGTAAAGAACAATGTCATAAAAGGCAAAAGACCGCATGATGGAAGCTGTGGATTTTGGACATTGGACGATGGGGGCGCTGAAAATGAGCAGTTACACGATAGAAGTTAATGATGATGTTGTTACCGAACAGATTAACAACATCCTCAACACCATTTTCAACAGAGAGATCAAAAGCAAGTATTCCGACACGGGGGATGTTATTGCCGTTGCTGTCAAAGAACTGGTTTACTCCCACAAGGATGAAATCATTGACAAGGTAGTTGAAAGAGCAGTCAAAGAGATTGTCAGAAAAGGGATGCCGAAACTGTTAGAAAGGATGGGGGACAATGGCTGACAGAAAAACAGGCAATATGTACCGAAAAACAAGTCTGCGTAACGGCGGTAGAAAAGCTGGGGTTGGTGTTTGCTACGATGACTATAGCGAAGAAAGCGGCAACCCGGACTATGAGAAGCGTGAGCAGGTTAGATTTCCGTTAGACAATATCAAGCCAGAAGAATTGAACGGGCCAGTTATATGCTACAAGAATGGAGATTGCCCATGAGGATAGCAGGAATACTTCCATGTAGCTTCGTAAATGGTGAAGGTGCCAGATATGTGGTGTTCACTCAGGGATGTGGACACCACTGCCCAGGATGCCAGAACCCGGAAACATGGGATTTTAGCGGTGGGTTTGAAATGTCTGCCGAAGAAATTGCCATGGATTACAAGAAGCATAGGCTGTTGGATGGAATCACCCTTTCTGGTGGCGACCCGTTCTTTCAACAGGAAGCGTGTGTGGAACTTCTTAAATTATTACCTGGTGTCAATGTGTGGACATATACGGGTTTTGAGTATGAAGAAATAAAGAATACTGAACTTGCAAGAATGTCAGATGTTCTAGTAACAGGGAAATTTATTCAAGGCCTTGCTTGTAAAGGTAATATGTTCGGAAGTTCCAATCAAAATATTATCAGAAAGGACAATAACGATGCCATATAAAAGACCGCATGCCGTTAATGTTAAAGTAATTCCGATCAAGCATCTGCCGGGCGTGTTCGCCAGTATGCAGCCCACGCTTGGTGCTATCTATGATGCTGAATATATTAAGTCGGAAAGCTTATATAAAATCAAGGACTTCTGCGTTATCAAGGTGAATGGCAAGAAGGTTGTTATGAGAAGTGGCGAATTTGAAATAATAGGGGGTATTACAAATGGCTAAGAATAAACAAAATCCGCTGTTGGCAAAGTTTGAAGCGAAACTTGAAGCAAGATACCGGGCACAGCTTCAAATGGCAATGCAAACGGGCTTAGATGCAGGCATGATCGCCGCAAATGATGTGTTGGGCATGGGTGCTGGACGGGCTGAGAAGTTCCGCACGGCATATATTCAGGCAGTCAACGAGATTTCACACATGATTGTAACGGATGCCCAAGATGACCCTGATTTCGTTTATACGAAAACCAAACTTGATGAACGTATCAAGCAGATTGTAGGCGAAAAGAATTTCGTACCGTGGGAAGAACGGTACAAGGTGTAAGAAAGGAATAAAAGCATGAAAATGAAAGTTGTTCTTGACCCAGGCGCATACATTCCCACAAGAGCGCATCAATTTGATGCAGGCTATGACATTTACAGCCGTGAAGATGCTGTGATCTTCCAGAACTCTAGCGGCACATTTGATACTGGTGTCCATGTTGAAATTCCCGTGGGATATGTTGGCTTTCTGAAATCCAAAAGCGGCTTGAATGTAAAGAGTGGCATTCAGTCGGAAGGGGTCATTGATGCTGGATACACTGGCAGCATCAGGGTGAAACTGTACAATCATGGTTCGCAGGCTGTGGAAATTAAAAAGGGCCAGAAGATTTCTCAGCTTGTGTTACTGCCGATTATCACCCCTGATCTGGAAGTGGTGGACAGTCTGGAAGCAACTGAGCGGGGAAATGGTGGATTTGGTAGCACGGGTGCATTTTAAGGGGACAGCAAAAGAAAAAGGGCGTGAAAACATGGAAGCGGCAAACTATCTGAAGCAGATTGAAAAGCTGGATATTCTTATACAAAACAAACTGGTTGAAAAAGCACAGTGGCGTGATATTGCCCTGGGCATCACAGCGAATATGGATGGCGAACGTGTGCAATCCTCTGGAAGACCGTCAAAGATGGCTGATGCTATAGACAAGTGCGTGGACATGGAAGCCGAAATTGACAGCTTAATTGATAGGCTGATAGATACGAAGCGTGATGTAATAAGCGTGATTGAACAACTGAGTGCAACGGAATATGATGTGCTGCACAAGCGATACATACAGTATATGTCTTACTATGAAATTGCTGATGCCAAGGGTCGTGACTACAACTGGGCAACGACTGTGCATGGCAGAGCATTGAAAAATGTGCAGCGTATTCTTGATAGCCGTGCGGAATCAGAAAAAATGTGACTTGCTGTGACTAAATCGTGTTGATTGTGACTTTTGGACATAGTATAGTATAAAATATCAAAATAGCAAATTGGGGTATGCGTTCACGGATGCGTACTTGGGAAGTCGGAGAAATTCGGCTTCCCTTTTTTAATGGGAATTTCCAACAGACAGCAGGCGGCATCTGTTGGTGTTCTGATATTAGAAAGCACTTCCCCACTGCCGATAATGACAGTGCATTCTAGATGGGCTAAGTGCTTTCACATTTGCCCCCGGACTGCTTCGGCACCGGGGGCGTTTTCAACTGATTTTTTCGTGCGTCTTTTGGTAGAAGATGCACGATATTCCAGGCATTATGTACAGAGCCAGCGGCTTTCTGTTTATTGGGAGACGGGCAGGAAAGTCGGGAAATACTCTACTCCTTTCAGGGGCGGTGGCAATCGGTTGCCGCCTATCTGGTTCTTGCATCTATGCCAATTTAATTATTAAGCCCTAGAAGCCTTTCTAGCGGCTTTTTATTCTTGGGTATAAAAAGTATCTTAGAATAATATAAAAGAGCGTCAGAAGCGAACACAGAACGCCACAGCACACAATTTAACGGAAAGGGGGTTGCGGAATGGCTAGAAATACCGAAGCATTCAAAGTAGAGGGGAAAACATTAGGGCAAGCAATATGGGAAAAGTTTCTTGAATACAAGGAAGATTGCAACAGTAGGACGGTTACACGCACAGAGTTTTCCCAAAGGGAAAGCAGATTCGTTACCGCTGTAATTCCTGCCCCTGTTTCTTGCAATATGAAAGGCTTCTGCAATTACGTTGGAATGACCGAACAAAACTTCTATCAGAGTTATGCAAAGCGTAAGGGGATTGAGTCGGTTATCGCACGAATAAAAGAGGAATGCGAACTTGACGCACGGGAAAAGTTTGAAAATGGCACAATCAATTCCCGGCTTGCAGGCTTGTGGATGTCCAATTATGGATATTCTACGAAGTCTGAAAGCAAAGAAGAAATCAAAAATAGTGTTGTTATTGTGGATGATCTAGATGAATAACGGGGTTCGCAAAATCTCTGAGTTCATCGGCGGCGGCTACGATGAATTTTGGAGATTCAAAGGGCGTTACCGTGTTTGCAAGGGTAGCCGTGCTTCCAAGAAATCAAAGACTACTGCGCTTTGGTATGCTTCCTGGCTCAACAAGAAGGGCTATGAGAAAGCAAATCTGATTGTCTTTAGAAAGACATACAGAACAATCAAAGATTCATGCTTTACCGATTTGAAGTGGGCTTTGGATAGGCTGGGTGTTATCAACGAATGGAACATCACGCTTTCACCGCTTGAAATGACACGGAAAAAGACAGGTCAAAAAATCCTGTTTCGGGGCTTAGATGACCCGCTGAAGGTAACATCGATCACCGTTGAAACTGGCTGCTTGTGCTGGGCTTGGTTAGAAGAAGCATATGAGGTCATGAAAGAAGATGACTTCAATGTGCTAGATGAATCTATCCGTGGTGAATGTCCTGCACCGCTATTCAAGCAATGGACAATCACTTTCAACCCATGGAACGAACGCCACTGGCTGAAAAGCAGATTCTTTGACAACCCGGATGCCGAAACACTAGCCATCACAACGAACTACAAGTGCAATGAGTGGTTGGATGCGGCAGATATTCGGGTTTTTGAGGATATGAGAAAACGCAATCCCCGCCGTTACGCTGTCGCAGGCTTGGGCGGTTGGGGCATTGTCGATGGCCTGATATATGAAAATTGGCGTGAAGAAGCGTTTGACCATACTTCTGAGCAATTCAAAAAGGAACATCCAGAATTGCTTTCTGCATTCGGCCTTGACTTCGGCTACACAAACGACCCTTCAACACTATTCTGCGGCTTGCTTGATTTGAAGAAGAAGCAACTTTTTGTGTTTGATGAAATGTATGAAAAGGGCTTATCGAATCAGCGCATTGCAGATCGCATAAACGAAATGGGTTACAGCAAAGAGCGAATCACGGCAGATTCGGCAGAGCCGAAATCTATTGACGAACTAAAGGGGCTTGGCATCAGAGCGCATGGAGCGGCAAAGGGAAAAGATTCTATCCAAAACGGCATCCAGTGGATTCAAGACCTAGAAATTATCATTCATCCCCGGTGTGTGAATTTCTTAACAGAGATAAGCAACTACACATGGGACACAGATAAATTCGGGGCAAAGCTGAATGTGCCGATTGATGATTTCAACCATCTGATGGACGCTATGCGATACGCCCTTGAAAAGTATATAAAGAACAACAAACCGAAATTGAATCGAAACATCACGGGGGGTATCTAAAGTGTTTCATTTGCCTATAGAAGAAGAAATGACCCTGGGACTGCTGCAAGAGTTCCTGGACAAGCATAAGCGGGAAGTTGACAACAGATTCAAGAAGTTGCGGGAAGCTTATGAAAGCAAGCACGAAATTCTGAATGCACCCGCAAAGCCGAAATATAAGCCCGATAATCGCATTGTTGTCAACTTCGCAAAGTACATCACGGACACTTTTGAAGGATTCTTCATCGGCAATCCGATTAAGACTGGTGCCGATGATGAAAAAGTATCTGACTATGTTGAGTATTTGGACAGATACAATGACCAGGATGACAATAATGCTGAACTTTCCAAACTAGGCAGCATGTTTGGTAAGGGCTATGAACTGTATTTCACGGATGAAGATTCGGAACAGTGCATCACTTATATGTCCCCGGAAGTATCGTTCATGATTTACGATGATTCAATTGTGGAAAGTCCGCTGTACTTTGTGCGCCGCTGGACTGACAGAAAGAACACAGAATACGGCTGCATTTACAGCAGAAGCGAATATCGTTATTTCAAGGTAACGGGTGGCTTGCAGTGGACTAGCGAATGGATGCCGCATTATTTTGACGGTGTGCCAGCAACGGAATTTATGCAGAACGAAGAAAGACAGGGCATTTTTGAACCCATTCTTTCTATGGCTAACGCCTATAACAAGGCTATTTCCGAAAAGGCAAACGATGTTGACTATTTCGCTGATGCGTATTTGAAAATCCTTGGTGCCCTGATCGACAGTGAAGATGTTAAGTTCATCAGAGATACAAGAATTTTGAATCTTACGGGCGAAGATGCTGAAAAGATTGTTGCTGAATTCATGGACAAGCCTTGCAATGATACGGCACAGGAAAACTTGCTGGAACGGCTGGAACGGCTTATCTATCAGATTAGCATGGTTGCGAATATCTCTGATGAAAGCTTCGGCACTAGTTCTGGCATTGCTTTGAAGTACAAGCTTCAGGCCATGAGCAATCTGGCAAAGACAAAAGAACGTAAATTCACAAGCGGCATGAACCGCAGATATAAGCTTCTTTTCAGTCACCCGGCTTCCAAAGTGCCTGCTGATTCGTGGATTCAGCTTGATTATAAGTTCACACCGAACATTCCCGCAAACCTTCTGGAAGAAGCACAGATTGCAGCGCAGATGGAGGGCATCACTTCCCACGAAACGCAGCTTAAAGTGCTTTCTATCGTGGATAATGTGCAAGACGAACTGGACAAGATCGAAGAAGAAAACAAGGCAGCAGAGGAAACCGCAGTTGACCGCATGATGTTTGGAGTTGGTGACAATAATGCACCAACCGAAACGGAAAACGAAGAAGTGGTGAACGATGAACAGTAAGGATTACTGGGCACAGCGGGAAGCCGAAGCATTAAAGCACTACATCACAGACGAAAAGGAATACACGAAGCAGCTACACCAGATATACAGCAACATGCTCGATGCCTGCCAGAAGGAAATAGACAGCTTCTACGGCAAGTACGCAAGGGCAGAGGGTATTTCTATAGCTGAAGCAAAAAAGCGTGTTTCCAAGCTTGATATAGCCGCATATGAGCGTAAAGCGAAGAAGTATGTAAAAGAAAAAGACTTTTCCGCAAAGGCCAATGAAGAAATGCGGCTATACAATGCCACAATGAAGATTAACCGCCTGGAAATGCTGAAAGCAAACATCGGTCTTGAACTGATTGCAGGCCATGACGAACTTGAAAAGTTTATGGGCGGTATTCTGAAAGGCAGAACGCAAGAAGAACTGAAGCGGCAAGCTGGCATCCTTGGTAAGACTGTGAAGAATAATGCAGCAAAAGCAAATGCCATTGTCAACGCTTCTTTCCACAACGGCAAATTCTCTGATCGAATATGGCAGTATCAAGATTTGATGCGGGAAGACCTGGGCAGACTGCTGCAAACCGGGCTGATTCAAGGCAAGAACCCAAGGGCGATTGCAAAAGACTTACGGAAATACTGGTACGGCAATGACCCGCTTACTGGTGGCGGTGCTACATACTGCATGGAACGGCTCATGAGAACCGAACTTGCAAGAGTGCAGACGGAAGCGCAGAAGCAGTCATTTGAGCGAAACGGCTTTGACATGTACGAATTTATCGTAAATGGTGGCTGTTGCCCCGTCTGTAAGGCTCTGAGAGGCAAACATTTCAAGGTCGATAAAATGATGCCCGGAACAAATGCGCCGCCCATGCACCCCAACTGCCGTTGTAGCACGGCTGCTTACGAAGATTCTGACGAATACGAAGCATGGCTTGAACATCTGGCAAACGGTGGCACTACTGAGGAATGGAACAAGAAGGGCAAAGAAAGTGCTATTTCCGATGTTGACAAATCTTTCAAAAAACCACTTGAAAAATCCGGGAAAAGTAGTACAATAAAATCGGAATTTTCAGAAGCCGACAAAAAAGCAATTTTCGATTATATGTCAGCGAAAGCGTATAACATTAACGAAAAGCTACGAACGGGCGCAACACTGGACACCGAAGAACAGAAACTTATTAACGCTCTTGATGCTGCACTGAAAAAAGCACCTACTTACAGCGGCAATTTGAGCAGATCGCTGTATTTCAATTCTGCGGATGATGTAGCAGCCTTCATGAAAGATTATCAACCTGGGAACAAAGTTACCTTCAAAGAATTTATTTCAACAACGAAGGGTTCCAAGTTGTATAATCCAGCGGGACAGGTTCAAATTTTTATCAAGGATTCCAAAAGAGGAAGGGACATATCTTCCTTGAATCCGGGAGAAGAAGAAGTGCTGTACGAACGGGATTCGGCTTTCATTGTAGAAAACATTGTTGAACAAGGTGGAAAGTATTATATTCTGGTGGTGGAAAACAATGAGTGAAGAACTTAAAAAAGGCATTCCAAAAGCTATTGTTACTGGAAAAGTCGAATATACTGAAGCTGAAAAAGCACAACACGACAAAGATTTTGAAGGGATACTAAAGCAATTTGGTGTCTTGAAAGAAAATCAGTCAATCAAGGAATTAAAATAAACCCAATTTATAAAGCACTGTGCAAATTTTGCACGGTGCTTTTTTAATGCAAGAAAGGATGTGAAAACATGGTACATTTGCATGAAGTACGGGACACCGACACACACTTCATAATTGACCCCATTACTAGAGCGATTACAAATGCCAATTCGGCAAAGAACACGCTTATGCAAGGCGATCACAACAGCGAAATCTTCACCTTTGAGATTCCAAAAGAAGTCGAAGGGCATGACATGAGTTTGTGCAACAGGGTCGAAATTCACTTCAACGATATTTCTTCCGACAAAGCAAATTCAAGCAAGGATGTCTACACGGTCAAAGATATGCAGGTTGACAGCGAACAGACTGACAAACTTGTTTTTAGCTGGATTATCTCTGGCAACGCTACTAAATTCGCTGGATTGCTTAGCTTCCGAATCCGTTTCGGCTGTGTCGATGCAAAAACTGATGTGTACACGTACAAATGGCATACCGAAATTCACAAGGGCACTGTGATTTCTGATGGCTTTGACAATTCGGAAGCCGTAATTGAGGAATATGCCGATGCTATTGCAGCTTGGGAAGTTGAACTTTCTAGCATGGAAGCACGGATTGATGCACTTGAAAAGGTATGCGGAAAGGTTGTTGAAACCGAACTAGAGTACGAAGAAATCAGTAACAGCTACATTGAGAAGCAAGGCTACCCAAACGAATATAACAACGCAAGCTTTATTACACACCGCCATGCTGTGCAAGCTGGTGTTGAGTATTATATCAAGGGCAATAGTGTCCGTTGGCAGCTTGCAGGTTATCCGCTTGCATTGTTTACTACATTTTCGAAAATCGGCACTGAATATGAGGGTTCCGATGGCAATATGTACAAAGAAAAAGGAACAATCATTATTGATGGTTCTACATCTGCTGTCGAAACCAATTATGATGTGACCTATACACCTGGTGAAGATGGCTACATCTGGATTGCCGTACACACAAGCTACAATTATTTGACCGTTTCCACCTTGATTGATGTTAATGACGATGACGAAGACGAAATCGAGAAAAAAAGCCTTAAAATCCAGGTGTTTGGCGATTCTATGACCGATGTACGCTGGAATGCAAGCAAGGGTGTTGGCACTACTAGGTGGGTGGATTATCTTCCACAGTATCTTCCCGGCTATGATTTAAGTATCATCAATTCTGCCATCGGCGGCAATACAATGACCAAATACGGAGTTGATCTGTTCAAGGGCGTTGCATGGCAAATGACTTTGACCGAAACGACCGCAGGCGTTGGCAATTCTGATGGATATGACCAGTTTGAACCGCTTGCGACAGATCGTGACTTGATTATCGTGTGGGCTGGCTGTAATGATTGGGCTGGTGCGAAATATAGCTGGGATGACAACAGCATCATCAAGTACAACGCTTCCACATTCAACGCTGAAACTGGCATGGAAGAAGTTGTTGAAGACAGCGTTGACATCACGAAAATTCATGGTGCAGTTCGGTATGTCATCGACACCGTTTCCAAGAGAACTACGGCAAGACTTCTGTTTATTACACCCGTTCAGCGTTATACACCCCCTGAATGGGATACAAAAAATCAAATGTGGAAAGGCGATGCCGTTCAGCCAAAGAATGCTCTTGGTGATGTTCTGCGATATGAAAGAACCTTGATTCAGTATGTGGATGCAATCAAGGAAACGTGTGCTTTTTATGGCATTCCGTGCATTGACATGTACAGTGAAAGCGGTTTGAATCGGTTTAACATCAATGAATTTACCATTGATGGTGTGCATGGCAATCTTGCGGGGCATGAACGGTTTGCTGCCATGATTGCGGCGAAGATCAAAGCTATTCTGTAAAGGGGCGAAGCGGATTGATTGAGATTCGCAGAACCGAAAACGGATTCAGTGTAAAAGGCCATGCGGGGTATGCCCCGCATGGTCAAGATATAGTCTGTGCGGCTGTCAGTGCGCTTGTACAGACTTTTTTTGCATCGGTAAAGGAATTAACCACCGATGAAATAAAAGCGGATATGGCGGCAGGAAATGCCGTTATACAATACTGGAATCTATCAAAGGAAGCGCAACTTTTGGTAGATTCCTTTTTTATTGGCATTCATATGATTGCTGATGATTACCCCGACTTTGTGCGGATTGTCTAGGCCGTGGAAGACGCTATAAAAGCTACGGGAACCGGGGCAGGCGTGGAACCCTACCAAAAAGCTACGGAAAACAAGCGAAAGTTTCAAAATTCGGAGGATGAACGAAATGAAGAAAATTCTTGACCTTCAGTTGTTTGCGGAAGATACCCCTTCTGCCAGTGGTGCAGATTCGGCAACTGACACGAAACCTACGGGAAACAACAACACAGACAAAGAGCCGGGAAGGGAAACAAAGGCAGAACCGAAGTACACAGATGCAGACTTGGACAGAATCATTGACCAGAAGTTTGCAGAGTGGCAGAAGAAGAAGCAGAAGGAAGTTGACGAAGCTAAGAAGCTTGCAGAAATGAATGCACAGCAGAAAGCAGAGTACGAACGTGACCAACTGCGGAAGGAAATTGACGACTACAAGCGCAAGGATTCTATTTCGGAAATGAGCAAGACCGCCCGGAAGATGCTTGCTGACAGTGGAATTTCTATTTCTGATGATTTGCTGTCTATGCTGGTTACTACCGATGCGGCAAAGACCAAAGCGGCGGTTGATGGCTTTGCTAAGTCTTTCAACGAAGCTGTAGAAAAGGCAGTGAAAGAAAAGCTTAAAGGCGAACCGCCTAGAAAGGGTTCGGGAAATGCACCTACCATGACCAAAGAGCAGATCATGGCTATTCGTGACCCCGAACTTCGACAGAAGAAAATGCTCGAACACAGAGAATTATTCAATCTTTAAGAAATGAGGTAAGAAAAATGAGCAAGAACAAGATGAATCTTCAGATGTTTGCTGATGCAAACACCGTCACTGCTGCCGACCTGGCTAAAGTGCGTGATGTTGACTTCGCAGAGCGTTTCACCACTGGCATTGAAACCCTGATGAAGATGCTGGGCGTTACCCGCAAAATCGAGAAGAAGGCTGGCGAAGTGCTGAAGGTCTACAAGGTGACTGGCACTCTGGAAAGTGGCACTGTTGCCGAAGGTGAAGTCATTCCCCTGTCCAAGTATCGTACCACCTATGAGCCTATTGGCGAAGCTGAACTGAAGAAGTGGCGCAAGGTCACTACCGCAGAAGCTATCTCCGAAAAGGGCTACGGCCAGGCCGTGAACGACACCAACGATAAGATGCTGCGTGACATCCAGAAGACCATTCGCAGTGCTTTCGTGAACTTCCTGGCTACTGGTACTGGTGAAGCTGCTGGTGCTGGCATGCAGGCTACTATCGCCCAGTCTTGGGGCAAGATGCAGGTGCTTTTTGAAGACACCGCTATTCAGACCGTTCACTTCATGAATCCTCTGGATATCGCTGACTATCTGGCAACTGCACAGATTTCCACTCAGTCTGCTTTTGGTATGTCCTACGTGGAAAACTTCCTGGGCATGGGCAGCGTGATTCTGGCTTCCGATGTTCCCAAGGGCAAGATTTATTCCACTGCTGCTGAGAATATCGTGCTGTACTACATCCCTGTTACCAGTTCCGACATGGCACAGGCATTTGATCTGACTGCCGATTCCACTGGCCTGATTGGCATTCACACTGGTGCTACCTACAACAATCTGTCCGCTGAGACTGTTGCCGCTTCTGGTGTTGGCCTGTTCGCTGAGAAGCTGGATGGCATTGTGGTTGGCACTATCGGTACTGGTGCCTAATGTATAAGGTCATCAGATACTTTACAGACCTTCAGGACAACGAACACCCCTATAACGTGGGCGACACTTTCCCACGTTCGGGGGTGAATGTCACGGAAAAGCGGCTTGCAGAATTGGCCAGTGGTAAGAACCTGCAAAGAACGCCACTTATCCGCTATGTTGAAGAACCTGTGAAGGAAGCACCGAAGAAGCCAGCAGCAAAGAGGGCAAAGAAGAACGCTGAGAAGTAAGGGGGCTGCACAATGCTGAGCGATCTAAAATTGATGCTTGGCATCGATTCGATTGATACTAGCCAGGATGACAAGTTGAAGCTGATTATTTCGGCAACGACTGCACGGCTGAGAATGCTTCTAGGTGGCATAGAGCCGCCTGAGAGCCTTGATTATATCATCCGTGAAGTTTCTATACGGCGTTTCAATCGCATTGGTTCTGAGGGCATGGCAAGCCATACGGTGGAAGGTGAAAGCATTTCTTTTTCCGATAGCGACTTTGGCGGCTTTGAAGATGATATCCAAGCATATCTTGACACGCAGAAGGAAAGCACAAAAGGGCGGGTGAGATTCCTTTGAGATTCGACACGCCCGTTTATTTTCAGCGCATCACAAGCGAATATGATGCTTCCACTGGGGACTATGTTATCAGCAGCGTAACCGAAGAAAAGCGGTATGCATCTGTAACTAACACCGGGGATGATACGTTGCGCCTTATTTATGGTGAACTGAAACAAGGTTGCTTGACCATTCGGCTGCAAATGCCATTTGAAGAACCTTTTGACCGAATCCGCATCGGCGAAAAGTTCTACAAGGTTGACAAGACAAGGAAGCTGCGAACAAAGCAAACTTTCATTGTCAGTGGGGTGCAGTAAATGTCAAGAATCACGGTAAAAGGGCTGGACAAGCTGCAAAAAAAGCTAAAAGACAATGTGACCATGGACGATGTGAAGCAGGTTGTGAAGCATAATGGTTCAGGTCTTCAGCGGAAGATGCAGGCCAAAGCAGACTTTACAAAGGGCTACCAAACAGGCACAACAAAGCGCAGTATCGGGCTTGAAATCAAAGACAGCGGATTCACTGCGGAAGTTGCCCCGGAAACTGAGTATTCCCCATATTTGGAATACGGAACACGCTTTATGGAAGCACAGCCGTTTGTTAAGCCAGCCCACGAAGAACAGTCCCAGAAATTCAAGCGTGACATGGCAAAGCTTGTGAGGTGATTCGGAATGGATGCACAGCAAGAATTTTTCACCGCAATAAAAATGGCTCTTACAGCAAAGGGGTTTTACGTATACGATGGCACACTGCCACCGATAGATACGAAATACCCCTTTATCTATTTGGGCGAATTTCGACAGAGGGACACGGAACACAAAAATGCAATCACTGGTACGGTTTACCCCATGATTCATGTGTGGCACAACAAACCGCATCAGCGTGGCACAGTTTCGCAAATGCTGTTGGAAATCAAATTCGTTTGCAGAACCCTTGAACGTACCGAAAATTTCGCATGGCTTGTGCGGAATGTGCAATCTAGGATTCTAGCAGACAACACTACAAAAACGCCGCTGCTTCATGGAGTTGTTGAAGCAGATTGTTTATTCAGTTAGGAGGTAAAAAGTATGAAAATCGATCTTCAGATGTTCGCTGAAGCCGTTTCTGGTAACAAGCTGGTATATCTGTACAGAATCAAGAGCAAGGCCGCTTCTGCCGATGGTGTTGCGTTGGCCTTTACCAAGGAAAACGAAAGAACCAAGTCCAAGGATAGCGATTCTGTTGTTACCAAGGATGGTGCAATTCGTATTCCCGGTGCTGCTGAAGTGGAGATCACCGCCACTTCTCTTCTGGCAAAGGGTGACACCATGATTGATGACCTGGAAGACGCAATGGACAATGATGAACTTGTCGAGATTTGGGAAGCCAATCTTGAAGAGCCTACTGATGATGGCAAGTTCAAGGGCAGATACTTCCAGGGTTATCTGACCGAAGTGACCGTGACTTCCAGTGCGGAAGATCATGTCGAAGTCGAACTGACCTTTGCCATCAATGGCAATGGTGCCCGTGGTGATGTCACCGTTTCTGCTGAGCAGCAGGAAATTGCAGAATATGTCTTCACCGACACTGCAAAGACTGGTGCGTAAATAACTAAGTAAAGGGGTCGATTTCGACCCCTTTATAATTTTAGGAGGGTAAATATGTTGGAACTTACTATCAACGGTAAAGTATATCAGTTCAATTTTGGAATGGGCTTTCTGCGTGAAATCAACAGGCAGGTTTGCGCCCCTGTGGACGGTCTGCCCGATGTGAAGCGCAATATCGGTCTGCGGTTCAAGGTGCTGTGCATCATGGATGGCGACCCCGAAGCACTGGTTGACATTCTGGATGCTGCCAATAAGGGGCAGCGGGAGAGAGTGGCACGGAGCGCACTGGATGCGTATTTGGATGACCCCGATACGGATGTTGATGCCCTGTGCAATGAGGTGCTGGATTTTTTAAGAAGTGCAAATGTTACGAAGAAAACCGTGAACACACTTCTGGAAGAGATCGAGAAGCGGAAAGCAGCGAACTAATCACCTTTGAAGACTTGTACCGGGAAGCTGCTTTGAATTGCTTCCGTTATTTGGATTTTAAGAGTTTTGCGGAAGTAGACCGCTTGACAATCCCTGAATATGAGTTGCTTATGGAAGCCGTTAGGTTGCGGCAAGTAGACAAGGACTACAGAAACCACTTGCAAGCATTCCTGAACTTCGCTGTTAAGGCAGAAAAGAAGACAGGAAAGAACAAGAGCAAACCCGTATACAGCAAATTCAAGCGGTTCTATGACTATGAAAGCGAAATAAAGAAAGCCACAAATAAAGGCGGTGAAAAAAGCAGATTTTCCGGGGTCGGCAAGTTGTTGAAAAAGGGAGAGTGAGGATATTATGGCAGATAGTTATTCCGTACAAGCTAGGCTATCCGCTGTGGATAGCGGTTTTTCTTCTACTCTCAAAAATGCAATGGGGCTGACCGATACATTCGGAAGCAAACTTAGCGGCTTTAACTTTGGTATTCTTACGGGCGTTGGTCAGCAGGCATTTAGCATGCTGACAAGTGGCGTTTCTGACCTTATCGGGGAAATTGATTCGTCTAACGCAGCTTGGAAGACTTTTACTGGCAACATGCAGATGATCGGTAAAAGCACAGGCGAAATCGACAGCGTAAAGAAAGAACTGCAAGCTTTCGCAGAGCAAACCGTTTATAGTTCTTCTGATATGGCATCCACTTATGCACAGTTGGCTGCTGTTGGCACGAAGAACACGACACAGCTTGTCAAGGGCTTTGGCGGTCTGGCTGCCGCTGCGGAGAATCCGCAACAGGCCATGAAGACGCTGAGCCAGCAGGCAACACA